GTTTAGCATACTTCATAATGTTTCCAATGCAGAAGCCTTCTCCATGACCAGAGTCAATGATAACATCTGTTGCTTGGTATTTATCTGATGCATAGTGTTGGCTATAAGTTTCATCAATATATTGTTGTATCTCTTTGATTAAATTATCTTCATCAAATTTATAATTAATTTTGTTTACCACTCTTCCATTCCTCCGGTAATGTTTCTTCACTGAACCACCTGAAACCATTTGTCTCAGCCCATTCAGCATGTGTTCTTTTTGTTTTATCTTGTCTTACTTTAGCACCAGGCATAGGCGAGTAAGGTTTTTGAAAAACAAACACTAGCTCATAGTTGTCAGGTAAAGCGTCTCTAATATGTATGTACTTACTATACTCTGCGTAATCCCAAAACCTACCTTTTGCTTCTATGAGTATGACACTTCCATCAAACTCTTTTACAAAGTCAGCTTCGTAAGTTTTAGGTATGACATACTTAAGAGTATCCCAATGGTGTTTCCAGTCTTTAAGAAAATCTTGATGAAGATTATATTCCCAAACACTGTCGTAACCTTTCGGAGCTTTTAAATCTTTAGGTCTAACCTTACGTGGTATTCTCTTAGGCACTATTGAACGCTCCTATTTTCTCGTGCTTCAAGTTCTAGCAATAAGAGTTGAGACAAATCTCTCAAAGTTTTTGAATCAAAATTATCTAAAGTTTCTGATTCATCTTTTAAAATATCTCCAATAAGTATTAATGCTTTTTCTAAATCACCTTTCATTTATTAAATCCTTAACTGTAATATCATTTATATTTTTTATTTTACTTAATTTTTTAATTTTTTTATTAATCCATTTTTGTGAAAAAGCAGACAACATAATTCTTTGATTAGCAAATACATGGGTATCAGATGGTAATAAATCAAAAGCATCTTGTACTGATAATTTTTTTCCTTCTTCTTCTGATACTAAAGTCTTAACCCAATCTACTAAAAGATGTAAACTTTTTTTTCTTATTTGTTTTGATTTCTTTCCGTTCATAAAATCTCCTCTACGTTTGGTATCTTAACTAACTTTGTAAAATAAACTGGACCTTTAGCATAATTAAATACTCTTAATCCTTTACCATCATTTGCTTCTGCATGACACTTATATTTATAAGGACAATAAGTACATTCATTAGGAAGCTTCATATTTCCTGACATGCCTTCAGGCACAGAAGGATAACAATAATCAGGAGGTGTATCTTCTTTTACAATTTTTTTAATTCTTTTAATTCTTTCTTTAATGTTTGGTTTATCTAAATCTTCAGGCTTAAAGAAAGTTAATTCACCTGTCTCTTTGTTCATTACAAGGAATCCACCTTGAGAAGTTTTCTCAGCTGATTCATAACCTGCAAGTTGTGATAAATATCCAAAGGTATCCTGCTCTGCTAGAGTACCATCTTTAAATTTTTTAAAGGCATACCCTGAAGCAGTTTTAATATCAACAACTTCACCATCAATCTTACAGTCAATATGACCTTTAATTCCACTGACAGTAACTTCTTTTTGTTCTGATTCAACTGTATGCTTTGCAAGTCTAACAAAGAATAAAAGCAAGACTTCAAGTAAATGTCCATATAAAAACTTAATCAAAGTGCTTGGATGCAATTCAACATCTTGGTCTTTCTCGTGATTAATATCATACCAAAGTTGTCTGCTTGGTCGTCCAATGTTAGACATTCTAAGAGTATTAACTGTAGCTTTATTATTACCTTTAGGAGTAGCCCATTCTTTTAAAGCTGTTGCCATATCCAAACCAAACTGAGAGAGTAATGTATCAGATATTTTGATAGGCTTACCATTTGATATAGGACTGATAGATTTGTAGATATCATCTACTAGCGTATCTAAATTTTTATTTTTCTTCATCTTCTAAATCCTTGAAGGCTTTTATAACATCGCTTGAAAAAAGCTTTTGTAAATTTACTAAATACATTTTACTAGCGTTGTGGTCACCGCCTGAAACTGTTTTAAAGTAATCAAGTTTATCTACAATCTTTCGTAAAACATCTGTTTTAAAAACAAGAGTACAGTATTCATTGTCACCAACACAAAGATTATGGAACCAGTAATCAGATTCTGTTGCATTGATTCCTGATGGTTTGTTCCAACACTCATATTCAATGGCTATGTTTCCAGTCTTCATCCACATACCACGTTCTGATTTGACTTCAACCTTTTTCTGAGTCAACATTTCTGCAACTCTGTCTTCCCTTATTGTACCATATTCTAAGTCAATGTCAAATTTTTTTCTATCTTCTTTTTTAGGTTTCATATTTTTCCTTCTAAATATTTAATAGCTCGTTTTAATATATCTGAATCATCTTTAAAACAACCCAATGCTCTATTACAAAGATGACATAACCATCCTCTAAATTCTCCTGTTTGATGTGAATGGTCTAGCACCCAAGACCCTGCATGTTTACCGCCTCGTTTAGCTACTTCTTCTGATGTGCCTAAACATAAAGGACAGATATAACTATCTAATGGCATACCATATTTATTTCGTAAACCTTTTCTTTCTTTACTTAAATTTTTAACACACTCTCTACAATGTTCTCTTCTAAAAACTTTTTCTCCACTTCTCCAAGGAAAGGCTTCTAATGGTTTGACTATATTACATTTTGTACATAATTTATTTTTATCATCTTCTAAATCCAGTATAATATTTTTAAAAAAAGAAAGTTGTTTAGTGTGTTTCACTCCAGTTCCCTCCTATTCTAAACTCACCATCAAGAGGGCAACGCATATCAAAGTATGTACCGGCATCGACAATACTCTGAACAGCTAATTGCCCTACTCGATTAGCTTGACATTCTCTAACTTCAATCTGCCATTCATCATGGATGTTTGCAACAAACTTAAAGTCAATGTTACACTTTCTAAGTCTATCATTAAGTAGAGATAAACCTTTCTTCATAACGATAGCACCCCCACCTTGAAGTAAGGTATTGAGTGCTGCATGTTTATGTCTTAAAAATATTTTTCTACCATCTAATCCTTTGAGGAAACCTTTGTCAGATGCTCTGTCAACTCTAGTTTTAAGAGTTGCAAGTGCTGGAAGACTACTAAGAAAGCGTTCTCGCAACCTCTTACCATCTGTTCTGCTTCCTCCAATGATACTTCCAATCTTTTCGTCTCCTGCTCCGTATATGAGGGCATAGATGAAAGTCTTTGCCTCATCTCTTGATTTAAGTCCAGCAAAGTTTTGGTTAGCTGTGTGAATATCTCCGTTGATAATTTCATTTATATACTCCTCGTCAGCCATGTAGTGTGCCAACATTCTAAGTTCTAATCCTGAAGCATCAACACCAACTAATTTGTATCCTTCAGGGACAATCCAACAAGCTCTGCATTCTTTTCCAAATGGACTATAGACAGCAGGAACTTGAGCCATATTAGGATTTCTGTGTGCCATTCTACCTGTTATAGTTCCAGTGGAAATAACTGAACCATGCACACGACCATCTTCTTTAACTGCATCAATCCAAGACTCAACTTGAGCAGCTCTCTTTTGTAATAATAAAAACTCTGCAATCAGTTGAGCCTCTTTGATATGATTAATTTTACTTAGAGTTCCTTCATCAACAATCGGCTGACCTGTTGGTGTAAATCTTTTAGGAACCCATCCAAAGTCTGAAAGGTATTCACCTATTTGTTTTCTACTTCCAAGATTAAATTCTTGCAACTCTTGTCTCATAAAGGGAGCAGTATTCTTAGTGGCTACTCGTTCTTCATATTCAATATTTGTTAATCCTGATTTAGATAATGTTCCATCCTTCTTAAGTTTAGGTGTAACTTCTTTAACATCAACCCATCTTGGTTTGAATGTTGCATGAACTTCATCCTCAACTTCTTTCTTTCTTTTATTCAAAGAGCTAAGTAAAAGTGTGGCATTTTTTTCATCAAATAAAAACCCATTAAGTTCTTGGTCTTGTAAAATTCTACAAGACTGATGTTCAATTAGAACGGATTCTTTACTAAATCCTACGCTATCTTTTCTTAATTTATCTAAAACTT